TTTAATGCCCAGCAAACTCTAATCCATTTTTCATAGGATCCCATACCATAAAAACTTTTGGGTAATATATTTACATACTTAGCAATATTATTTATTTCGTGGTCATTATGATTGGTTGAAGTGCTTTGCAAGAACTCGGAAAATAATTTATCAATAGATTCCTTTGAATTACAATTATGAATAATGTTTTCAAAAGAGAAATCGGATACCATATGATTTGCATTTTGAATAATTTCAATATCAGCGGTTTTCTTTTTTTGTTTAGCTTGCATCTCATTAAGAAGAGCAGCACAACTATTATTAGGCATTAAAGAATCATGGTCTTGATATCTGACACTAAGTTTAAATAAATTATCTTTAATATTGAAATCTTGAATAGGTATTTCGGTGCGAATAAATTCTTGTTCATCAACATCAATAGTTAAATTAAATATATGTGTTAAATCATATTTATCATGATTAGGTTTTCTAGAACCAAAAAGTTGCCATCCTGTGGTTCCATTTGATACTCCTTCGTCAAATACACTGTCCCAATTCCAATCATCGACCATTGGAATATCATGAAAAATAGAGCTCATATCTTCTAGCATAGCATTTCTGAGAATCTGTTTAATAGAGCAATTACAATTCATTCCAATAATAATATGAATACCGTCTTTAGTAACATTTTTTTCTTTAACCTGATTAACCTTAGGTTTTTCAAAAACATAAATAGGAATGGAAGCATCCTCATCAATCATTTCAAATAGTTGTTCAATCTTACCAATATAAGTATCAATGAAATTAATAATATGATTAATATCGTATTGTCTTTCATCAATAGAGAGGTCATGTCTAAAATCTAAATCAATAGCAATTGGACCTTCATCAGAGAATTGTTTCTCTGTATAATATTCTTTTTTCTTTTTAAGAATGACTTCATTATAATATAAATTTAAAAATTCTTCATATTTATTATCGGGTATATTCCATGTGCCACCATATACTTTTAATTTTTTATCTCCAATTCTGGTGTTGGTATATCCATTGTGATGAATATTTTTGTCATATATAAATTTTGCTAAAAACTCTTTCATGTTAGTAGCATTGTTGGGTTTAAGTGTATTAGTGTTAATTAATTTGGATATTACCTTTTTAGGAGGCATTAGGTATACTATAGTGATATATTTAATATATTTACAGTTAATCAATTTTTTGCTTATTATAAAAAATTGATTATAAAAAGAAAACCATAAACAGTATAAAAAAGTATTTAGTTAATATATAATATGAAGTTTTGTTCGGAATGCGATAATATGTATTACATTAAAATTAGTGAAAAAAATTCAAATAATTTGGAGTTTTACTGTCGGTTCTGTAAAAATGTTGATACTTTAGTTAATAATGAAGGAATAAGTATTATCAAAGAAAATAAAACAGAAAGCGTAGGAGGTAGTCAAGTTATAAATGAATATACTAAAATGGATCCAACATTACCAAGATTATATAATTTAAAATGTCCTAATGAAGATTGTAAAACAAATCAGCAAGATGCAGAAGACAAAAATCCTGAAATAATTTATATTCGTGTAAATGATAATGATTTAAAATATGTGTATTTGTGTAATTGTTGTGATTTTACTTGGAAGACAAATGAGAATACAATTTAAAAAATTGATATATAAGTATATAAATATTAATATATATATATTAAAATGAGTAAGCAAAATATAACTTTAGACTTAGATGACAAAGATAGAACAATTGATGATTTGGATGATTTGGACGGAAGCGAAGTATTAGAAAATGAAGATGACGAAATAAACATAGAAGATGCTGATTCTGATGCAGATGTTGATGTAGATTCAGACATAGAAGATAATGATGATGCAGTAGAAGAACAAGTTGAAGAGGCAGAAGAGGGTGATGAAGAAGATGAACAATTAAAAAGATTTGAGGATGAAATGTTAGGTGATATGTATGACGAAGAAGATGATGATTCAGATTTAGAAGAAGATTATTTACAGAAGATAGATAGTTCAATGCAAACAGATATAGTAAGCAGTCATCATCCAGAATTATTGCAACATAAAACAGAAGAAATAGAAACTTTAAGTAAGGTGGTTAGAAATGAAGAAAATATGATAGTAGACCCATTTCATAAGACGGTTCCGTTTTTAACAAAATATGAGAAAGCAAGAATATTAGGGGAAAGGGCAAAACAATTAAATGCAGGAGGCAAACCATTTGTGAATGTGGATCCTTCAATATTAGATGGTTATTTGATTGCAGAAAAAGAGTTGAACGAAAAGAAATTGCCATTTATAATTAAAAGACCCATAACAAATGGAGCTTGTGAATATTGGAAAATAGAAGATTTAGAAATATTGTATTAATATATTAAATGCAGATACATTCAGATGAAGTTATAGATTTAAAATTGAATGAATTTAATTTAAATGATAAAATAGAATTAGATGAATGTCCAATATGTTATCAGGAAAATATAAGTGATAAAGTAACAAATGATTGTGGTCATGCAGCATGTTTTGATTGCTTCAAGAGTTATTTTTTTTATACTTTAAAGCGTAGAGAAAAAGAATTAAAGTGTTTTATGTGTAGGCAAATAGTGAAAGAAATAAAAACATCAAAAAACAATATCTTTTTATTAGATTGTGTATTAGAAGAGGAAAAGAATCAAAATATCGATAATCGTTTAATGTTACATGAACAAATAAATGAAATGAATTTTATACATAGGAGAAACTTAGCATTGAGATATTTAATACCAATGTTATTTCTTTATTTTTTTTATAATGTTTTTTATGATAATAAATAATTAAATAAATTTATTATCATATTTTAATCATATGGAACAAACAAATGTATCAAATGAAGTTTTTAAAGTATTCGGAATAAACGAAAAAGATATAAAATATAATTTACAGGAATGTCCGTTATGTTATGAAAAATTTAAAGAAAATAGAGTCATATTTGATTGTTTTCATGAAACATGTTTTAATTGTTTTTTTAAATTATCAAATACTAATAGTGAATTAAAATGTTTTATGTGTAGAAGTCCAATTAAAAAAGTAAAAGTATTAAAAAAAAATTTATGCAATTTTATGTTTGAAATATTAATGCGTAAGGAAATACATTTAGACCCTGATGAATTTAGACCTTATAATTCTATTTATTTATTCAAAGAACAATTACATTATTTCTTGGTAAGCTGTTTTATTTTATTTTTTTTATATATTAAGATCTCCAGTTTTTTCCACAGTCTAGGCATGTAACGAAAATGGTAGCCGGTTCATCAGCACTTCTAGTTTGTAATTCATAAAAGGTGCAGTTTTTAGATTTACATTTACGACATTTGAACATATCTGTAGAAGCCTGAACCTTTTTATCAAAACGATGACTATCTCTTTTCATTTTTCTATCAATTAGAGTTTTCCAATGAGAAGGATTCATTTCTTGATGAGTCATAAACGCAACGCTCTGTGGAGTTAATTCATTAGATTTAATTTTCTTAACTAAATCTGAGTCTTTAATATTTGTATAAATTGAATATAATCGATCTCTATAAATTTGAACAAATAGCGGATTTTCCCATTTTTTAATAATTTTATTTTTTGTAGATTCTTTAATTGCAAAATTAAAAATACCGATTTCTAAGTTTCCTGCGGTTTTACTATCTAAATCAAATTCTGATAATTTCTGTCTAACATTACTCCTGAAAGCACTAGGGTCATTAACTTTATACATGTTTTTTACATATTAAGGGTATTTATATTTAAATCAATTTTTTATACAAGATATTCCTCTTCATCTAATTCACTTGCATAATCAAATTCATCCATTTCATCATCATTAAATTGAAAAATATTTTCATTGCTTTTACCCTTTAAGCGATTAGAACGCCTTACATTCTTTTCTTTTTTAGGTTTTTCTTCAATAATATCATCGTCTTCTAAGTCTTCATCTAGTTCGTCATCTAATTCATCTTCTTCATCTTCGTCTTCTTCTTCATCTTCATCTTCGTCCTCTTCTTCATCTTCTACAACAAATCCATCTTTAGCGTATCCAGTTGCAGTTTTGTCAAGGTCTTCATCTTCATCTTCGTCTTCTTCATCATCATCGTCATCACTATTTAGATCTTCAAATCCACCAAATAGATTCTCATAAACAGCTTTCCATTCAGTTAAAGAAAGAGAAACATAAGAGTCACCTTTTTTATTAATCAATAAGACACCTCCAAAAAAGAGTGTATTGTCAATGGGTGGGGGGAAATCATATTTGTTTTCTTGATTAGCTCGTCCATCAGTCTTTCCATAAACGGAAATATTATATTTCTTTTTATTTATTTCAGTTTCCCATTTAGTTTGAAATTTAAAATCTTCTTTATTATTATTTTTAAATCCAGCAAGTTTATAAAATTCATCTTGTTTAAATTTTTTCACATTTACACTTTTTAAATTACCAGTTTTCTCAACAACAATTACCTCAGTCATAATAAATGTAGGCCAATTTCTATTTATATTCTTTTAATTATTATTTGTAAGTTTAATTACAAAATCGTTTTTCTAATTAAGATATAATGGGTCTCATTGGATATTTGGTAAGCAATATTTTGGTATCAATTTTAGTAATATATATTTTTCATTGTATATGGAATTATATAATCAATAAATTTAGCACAAAAAAGAAGAAAGATATGGTAAATGGACAAATAAGTAAATATAATAAACTGATAGAAGATATGAAAAATAATCCTGTTAATAAAAAAGAAGAATTTACAGATGAAATGAAAGTAAATTTAGAACAAGACTTAAGTGAGTTTATGGATTTATAAAATAATAATGTAAATTTTAGATTATTATTTTTTTGTTTTTTGTTTCTTTGTTTTTTTATTTTTTTGTTTATTAATTCTTTTTTTTGTTTTTCCACCTGTTTTTCTTTTTTTAATTGATTTATAATCTTGTTCTGCAGGTCTTTTATTATTATTAAGAATATTCACAATTTCTTCTTCAGTTCCATCACTTTCATCACCGTTATCATTTTCATTTTCATTTTCATTTTCATTTTCATCATCTTCTTCATCATCATTGTCTTCTCCATCTCCTTCATAGTTAATACTATCAAGAGTGATATTATCCCCATTTGTTATAGGGATAAAAGAAGTATTAGTAGATATTTGTGAAGTAGCAGATGGAGCACGACTACTTATAGGTGTAGTTAATGTTCTAAGCATTTCTTTCCACTTATGAAAATATTGTAATTCTCCAACTGTAATAATTTCTTTATTTGTGCAATTTACAGAACTTTGATAACTAACAGCATAAGCTAATGATAACAACCCTTTGTTTTCTTCTTCAAATTGAATATTTTCTACTATAAATATTTGTTTCTCTATATTTTTTGGATTAATTAAAGCAAATATATCTGTTAATGGAATTAATAATCCTTGAATTCCAAAAAAATTCATTTTTAAATAAGCAGTCTGAGATAAATAAGTATCCAATTCTTCATCACTTGGTTCTTGATTTTGTTCATCATCACAAATAAAAATAATATTAGATAAATAAGAAGATTCATGTCTATTATCACTTGTTACATCTTCAAGAAATTTAGTAATATATTCCATGTCAATTAAATATGGATACCAATTATTCTTTTGTTTTTTTATTATTAATCTTTGTTCAGGGTAGTCTTTTTTAAAATTCTCTATAAAGTCTTCATCTAAATTGATATAACCGTTAATTATATCAAAAATTTTAACAGTTTCATCATTTTCTTGAGGAAAAAAATTATTATTAGGAACAGAATTACTTTCAGGAATTTCATAATCAACATCTATTGCACGCTCAATAACATTTGTAACTCTTTGTTTTTCAGCTTCAATGTGAAGTCCGTATTCTTCTTCTTCATCATTTATATAATCTAATTCTGGAACATTCACATCATTAATAACATAATTTTCTTCAGGTCCTTGCGTTCGTCGATCTAAATGAATATTATTTATACTTCTATAATTCCTTTGGTTAAACTCAGTATTATTATAAAATACATTATGTCGTATATCGCTATTTATAAAAGTTAGATTTCGTATCTCATTTGCAAATTTACAATCAACAAGCGTATAATTTTCAAATTTTATATTTCTTGTTACTAAATCACCTGGAACTCCGAATAATCCTTTAACAATTAATCCATCGTGAAAAAATATTGTTCCTTCGTAACGAATATTTCTAAAATTTACTCTTGACATATCATTTCTTGTAAATGATACTCCTTGAAAAACTGAACCCATAAAACTTACAGCATGATAAAAACTAGTCTGTTCATAATCAAAATTTAAGTCTCTAGGGAGTGGTCGGTCATCACTAAACTTGGAAAGTGTAAATATACAAGTTTGAAAGTTACAATAGTTGAGAACTAAAGGCATTTTAGTATGTTGAAATACAGATTTTTCAAAATTAGCATGATTAACATCAATATCCCTTAAATCACAGCGATTAAATCTATTATTTGAGTAATTTAGTAATCTATTTTCATCGGTATCTGTTATTTTAATAATAGATTTTTCATCATCTTCATCTTCTTCTTCTTCAGTTCTTTGAAATACAACATAATTGAAATCAGAATGTGTAATCGATGAATCAAGAAATCTTGTATCAATAAATATTAGATTTTCAAAACTACAAAAATCAAGATAAGTTAAAATAAATGCAATATCTTTAAATGAATGCTTGGATGAATTTTGTATTGCTGTGCCATGAAAATTTGAATCTTCAATTACATTTAAAGTTTCATAATTACAACTTAAAAAATTACAGTCATGAAAAGAACATGAAGTTATATATGCACCAAATATAGTTGTTTCAAATAATACATTACGAAAGGTTATATTATGCACATTTATAAATAAACATTCTTCACGAAATGTAGAATCTTGAATTAATACTTCGTTGCTTGTAAAATTGCAATTTTCAAAACTACATCTTTGAAAAATTGTATTTTCTGATTCTAATTTACCAAAGACACATTGTTTAAAATGAACACCTTCTAAATATAAATTACTAAAAAAATTGGGTTCTAGATCTATAAAATCTTCATTTATAAAAGTAATAGGTTGTTCTTTGTTTTTTTTATATGAAATATCTTGATTAGCTGCATTAGGTTGTTTATACTCTTCATATACATCTGACTCGTTATCTTTGTATTTATTAATATCAGAATTACTCATTTATAAATAATTATGATATTATTATTTATTTAATTCAATTAGTTGCTTTAATCCTTTACATTTTCTTTCTTTTTTTTTTATTTCTTCTTCATTTAAATACCACCATGGTTTATGCACACCAAAACTTTCATCACTATAAATTCCTTCATTAGAAAACTTATTTGCTGTTGTTATATCTGGAATATTTAAATTATGTTCTTTTTCAGTAAAAAACACATCCTCGTTTTGATTAGAATTTCTTTTAGATTTTTTTAAAATATCTAATATTTTACTTTTTTTTCTTAATGAAAGACCGCCATTTCCTACCCATTCTTTATTAGGTGCTCCTACATAATCATAATTCAAAAACTCATTAATATTTTCCTTATAATCTTCACATATCATTGAATCTGTTTGAAAAATAAGGAAGGTTTCGGTTTTAATATTATCATAAAAACTAGGTGTTGTCAATAATTCATTATACTCTTCAATAGTTAAATTTTTAACGCCTAAATTAACAAATTCAATGTTATGATTATTATTTTTTATGTCATTAGTAATAATATTTTTAATATAAATTTCATTATTAGTTCCATGAACAATAACAATGTCCCAATTATCATCTAAATTTTTACAAAAGTTTTTTAAAACAAATGGAAGTGCTTTATGCTCTCTTGGTTCAATAATAATTGCTGTGCGTCGTTCATTCATGCCTTCTTTTCTGTTTTTAAAATAATAAAACAAGAAAATACCTAAGATAAGGAATAAACAAACGAAGAAAAAAATTTTAATCATTTTTATAATTTTAATGTAAAATATAATTTTTTTTATTAATTTATAAACAGGAGTAAGGTTCATTTATATATAGAGACATTAAAAATTGATAAATAATAAATATATAAAAAGAAGTAGATATTAGTAACTATGGACTTGACATCATATCAACTAAGTGAATCATTAAAAAAGTTCCCTGAATTTGAACTTTCCTATGAAACGATTCAACATAAGAAAGTTTGT